GTAGGTTCTGTTTCAGTTCCGACAAGTGTTACGGTTGCAATGTCTGTCCAAACTGTTGTACCAGTAACTTGATTTTCTAACGTAGCTTGGACAACTACATTGCCAATATAACTGTCGGTATATACTACAGCAGTGTGCAATGCATCGTTGCCGTTTATACCCGGTTGTGCGTTAGTTGCTTCGCTATTCCATACACCGTTGTCTTCAGTAAAAGTAATAATGCTAGTTGCTGCTGCCGGCCCTGGAAATGCAGTTTCACTTACATAGATAGTTCCGTTCATTCCAAAATTAGTATTTGAATAAGTTAATACAGGAACACTAGTAGTATTATCTACAAGATGTATATTGTAGGAAAGATATTGTTGATCAATGCTTAAGAGATCGTTGTCAGTAACTGTAACTTTAAATAGTCCTCTTGTAGGAGCACTGTCATCACCTGGAAGAAGTTCGCCATCGTGTTCGATTACTAATAATCTGTTTTCATCAAATGCTTGAAACTTTGGTGTATAGTTTGCGATGTCAATTGGTTTCTGATCAGCATTGAGTACTTTAAAATCTAGCACATTGTCAATGCCTCTATATACGTTTATATGTTTTTGATACACTGGTCTGTACTCCGTAATGAATCCTGCGTCATTAGTAACAATGGTCGTTTTATTATTGACTAAATATCTAGGTGTTAGCTGCATAGTGTATTTATCGAGAACTAATGTTATTAAAAGATATTGAAAACAACTTCCCCTTTATCAGCGTAGTCACTTATGGTGGTAACGAGTATGTCGGCATCATTGCCAATCAAGATGCGTTTATAACGAGTATGTATATTTTTACTTCATTAAAGACAGATGTTGAAAAAGAAGCATTTTTAGATATGGGCAATGTTTGGTGGTGGGAATCAAATCGCATGCTTCCTATAAACATTTTCTTAATAAAAGAAATGCGGGCATTTAGTTATGCAATGATGACCATGAACAGCAAAGATGTTAAAGTAACAATAGGCCCTTGCGTTAACCTAAACGACTTAAACTTTAAACGTATTAAACGTAAAAGTGTACAACTAGTCCGTAAACCTAAGTAGACAACTGCTCACACAATAGATTCATGTGTACAACACATGCTGCTGCGTAACTCACCGCGTGTGCTTTCTTAAAGAAGTACTGATCATTTTCGGGCTTCGTCCACACTTCTTGTAAAATCAAATTCCAATTGCTGTTCGATAGATGCCGTTTCGCCGGACGAATGATCGCTAGTGTTGCTGCTAATTGTAATACCGAGATGGGTTTCAATTTTTTTAATAGTGCGCTGTGCCCGTTCAGATGAAAGACTTGCTCGCTGAAGTCCTCGTGCTCCAATAGTTGCCATAGTGGTTCTCTTTCCATTAGTTCTGTTAAATGTGTTTCGTCTCTAACATCTTTGTAGATGCTTACGTTTAAAAAGTCTAGTTTAAAGTAGCCGCGTTCTTCTGCTGTCTTATAGTCAATTGTAGATATTTCATTAAACGGATTGTGCGGAATTTCTGTTACATAAACACCAGTGTTATGCTTCTTTCCTGTATCTAATTTTGCAACTCGATGTTTGAGCTTATTTAGAATAATATCTCTGTTTGGAAAATCTATGTCAATGTCCATTTATCCACCCCCCACAAATCCACTCTTAGGTATATAAAATACTTTCTGGTTATGTATCTTTCCTAGTAAATTATATATTAGTTTTATCTCGTTGTCAATCTTTACTTTGCTGTTTTCTTTCACAACAGTAGCTCGTTGTGATATTAATCTATGTATGCGATATCGCATACTGTCTTCCACTAGACTAAGTTCTGCTACATCAAAGTTAAAGTTAGTATTAGGTTTCATCTAATCTTTTCCAATTATAGTCGCCGCTTACATCAGGCAACGTGCCGACATATTCTACTCCTGTTTCCATATCTGTTAGTTTATATTTCCAGGGGCATTTAGTATATATGTTAAGTGTAACTGCGATGTCTAACTCCACTACTTCTGTGCCGTCTAATAGTTTCCTCATAAATTACTTTCTCTCGAAACGTCTTTAACAAGTTGTACATCAGTTGGCTGTTTCTTAAATCGCATAGCCCAATGTTGTGGATCAACAATATTATATATCATACTTAATTGTTCGTCATTAAACTTGCCTAATAATTCTTTTCCGCTCTTACAATTAAGTACAAGCCACGGACTAATCTTTCCATCTCTAATATGCCATACTGCTTTGTTTAAACTTATGTAATTAAAATAATGATTCCATACGCTGTTATTTTCAGTAGCCCATTCAAACATTGTATTAATACTGCGTTCTATTGCAGTCTCAACACCTTCTTTTTTAATTAGCTCGACTGCATATGCTTCATACATTTCTTCTCGGCACCACTGGTCAAGTTTAACACCCGACGTTACTACATAGTTGATATACTTCTCAGGGTACAACGGTTTGACATTTGAAACAAAACTACCAAACTTTACAAATGCATTATAATAACTGCTTTTGCAAAACTCTTCGTAGGTCTTATCTTTCTTTGAGCCGGCACTTAATTTATAGAATTGATTAAATGCAATGTAACCTAACTGTACTCGCTTCTCACTCTTTTGTAAAGCCCTACGTTTTTGCTCACACATATGCACCATAAGAGTTTTCTCACGGCTATATCCTGTTTTACAATATTCGCAAACGTATGGTTTCTCAGAGTTTGATATCAATGTCGTAATCTTCTGCGAGTTGTTTAAGTTCTTTTTTTGTAGATATTCCAGCAAGTTGTTCTACTTCCTTCATTTTCATATTAGGGTGTATTTGAGATAACAATTTAATTGCTGCATTGTTATTGCCTTCTTTTTTCTTAAAGCCGATATAAGGATGGTATTCGATCTTGCCTGTTGCACCACTCATGCAAAGTAGTTGCCACATTAATTGCGGATGGCCATTTTCTTTTCCAACACCGATATCGTTAAAGTGTTTGTTATAATATTCATTAGTTTTAAACACAGCAAGTTCTTGTGCTTCTCTATTACCTTGCACTGTACTTACATATCTGTTCAATAGCCAGAAGCTAACTTGTTTACGTTCTTCATCAGTCAGTTCTTTCCAAACGCTCTTTGCGTTCATATCAACTGCTGCAAGTATATCTTTTATTGGTAGCTTTTTTTCTTGTGCCATATGTCTATATCCTGAGGAGTATTAATCTCTGTACCTTTATAGTATACAGGATTTATTCCGATTTGCCAACCGTTTTTGAGCCAGCGTAGCTGTTCAAGTTGCTCAATTGTTTCTTCTTGTGTTACAGACAATGTAGGATATAGTTGCAATGCATCACGCTTGTATCCATATACTCCCAAGTGCCAACTACCGTAACCTGTAATGCCTCTACCAAACCAAAGTGCATGTTCGCTTGCGTGTACACACTTTACAGTGTTAGGATCGTCTTGTAGCTCTTTAGGCATAGTTGTGTATACTGTTGAAACACTATAGTACTTTAACAATGTTTCTACTTTAGATATTGCTTCAGCAGTAATGTCTGGCATATCACCTTGTACATTTATAAACTTATTATACTTGCTAAAGAAGTCATTTGTAATAGCACCGGCACATCGTTCTGTACCGTTTGCATAATCAGTTTCATCAATCCAGCAGTTATCTGAGCCAAACAAGTTAAAGATACGCAAGTCATCAGTTAGTACATACGTTGGTATCGTAGACGCTACACAAGCGTCATACACCCGTCTAATCATAGGAACACCGTCTAACAGTGCTAGAGGTTTGCCTGGAAAGCGTGTGCTACTGTATCTAGCGGGTATAAGAATAGCGGTGGATGTCATCTATTACTCCTTCAAAATCTGTTAAGTGTAACATGTTAGGGCCGTCGCTGGGTGCAGCATCAGGCTCTTGGTGTACTTCTAGAAAAAAGTTACTAACACCCAAGGCACTAGCTGCACGACATAAGCCAGGCACATAACACCTATTCCCGCCGCTGCTACTTCCATTGCCACCTGGCTTTTGTACACTGTGCGTGGCATCCAACACAATAGGCACGTTATAAGTATTAAGCATATAATCAATGCCGGTAAAATCAACAACCAAGGTATTATATCCAAAGCTAGTTCCTCTCTCTGTTATCCAAACTTCTGCGTCTCCAGTTTTACTTAGTATTCCGGCGACATCCCACGGAGCAAGGAACTGACCTTTTTTAATATTAATAGGCATACCAGTTTCACAAGCACGTTGAATTAGATCTGTTTGACGGCAAAGGAAAGCAGGAATCTGTAGTACGTCAACAGCATCTGGATATGCACCCATAGCGTCAATCTGTCCTCTAGTATGTACGTCAGTAAGAATCTTTAGGCCAGGAATTTCTTTCTTCATAGACTCAAAGTCTTGCATAGTTTGTGCTAGTCCAACACCACGCTTGCCTTGCATACTACTACGGTTTGCTTTGTCGTAACTGGCTTTGTAATAGTATTCAATGTTGGGATACTTTGCACACGCTCTTGCACAATGCTCTGCGATCATCATGCTATGTTCTAATGACTCATGTTGACATGGTCCTGCTATAATTCTCATTGCGTAATCCTTTTGTAAAATGTTTCTGCTATTGCCTTATGTGCTTCTATTCCTGGGTGTCCATTATCTAATGCAATATCAATTTTTCTAAGTACTTTAAAATTTATATCAAATAACAACGGATGTATAATGCTTTCGCAACTTGAATGAAACTGTTTTATTCCTAGTGACTTAAGATATAAATTTGCATAATCAATTCTATGATTAGTTTCGATCATATGATCAACATTGTTGTACAGGTATCTAAAATAATTCATAGAACGTCTATTTTTCGCCCACGGTGCAACAGCATTATGCCCATGTGAAGTCCAGTCTTGATCACCGTCTTTATCTATAATGCACCATCTATCTACATAACTCCAAAGTACAATAACTATATCATCATCTTGAAATTCAGTATTGCGTATTACATGTGAGATTAATTTATTTGATGCACCAGGTACACCTTTATTTACACACTCAATGTTTAGTTTTTCTGCTAATACAGATGGCCAAGAAAATTTACTTGCAGGAGGAGCTGCTGTATTTTTTTTAAATTTAGTATCAGGCAACGCTTGTCCGTATGTATTACTACAACCAAATGCAACTAATCTCATTTGTTTTCCTTCACTGTGTAATAAGTTACTACTAACTTATCTAATAGCTTTTTTAAAGTTGGATATGTTAAACTTAGTTCACAAAGATTTTGCCATTCTGCGTAACTTATTAAGTCACCGTTTGCTCTTGCAATTCCTGCAGGATCGCCTCCGATGATCCAACGAGGTATTGTGTTGTGCGGAGGGTCTCGATAATGAGCGTACACAACGCTGTCGACACGCTCGTATATTAATGCTTCTCCGGGTATCATTCTACAACAACTGTGAGTAATCTATTGTTTCGCTTTGTCGGCTAATATCTTTAACAAAGAACGCACACAGCGGATTCTTACCATCTGTAATAGGTACACTTAACAATTGTCCGTTTTTCATTTTAGGAAAATACCACTTAACATCGTTATAAAAATTAACAACTTTTAATGTTCCAAAATCACATTTAAAACTCTTTAATGGGTTAAAAAGAAATACTTCAAATCCTCTATCATTAATACTAGTTAGTGGTAATACTTCTAAGTCCATTCCGCTCTGCGAATCGCCTACTGCAATATGCCAATCAACTGGCATCATTACTTCGTGACCGTTAATTTCTAAAACAATTGCCGGAGCACTAAATGATTCTAGAAAGATAAGCGGAACAAAAAAGAAATCTGGATCTTTAGGATCACTATTGTCTAGTACACTAAAGCGTACATCTTCATCTAGCTCATCGGGTAGATTGTTAAGCATAAAGCATTCGTTATTTAATGTTAATATTTTCATTTTAATTCCAGTCGATTTTTTCAATTGTAAATGGGTACTGTGCTTCGTTGTAAAACTTTTTACGCTGAGTTAGGTGCCGCTTCGCAAACTTGCACGTTGAAGTCAAGTCCCATATTTGTACGAAGTCTTTGTCTTTTGCCTTACGAACGCCTCTACCAATACTTTGAATTACCCGAACAAAACTTTTTCCAGGTTCGAGAAGTACAAGATTAAAAATCCTAGGTATATTAAGGCCCACTGCCGCAACTCCGTAGGTTGCGATAATGACCTCATTAGTACCTTCACGAATTGTATCATATGTTTCTTTCCTGTCTTTAACTTTAACTGCGCCACTTACAAAAGTGCTGCCAGGCATAAGTTTTTGTAGTTCTTGTCCAGCACTAATCCTATCCACTAAGATAAGTGTGTTACCAGTCTGTGATACCTTGTTCATCATCTTACCAATGTATGCTAGTCTTGCGGTATCTGTTGTTAGATATTTTAATTCTGCTTGATAATCAGTATGTGCTACAATATCAATTAACTGACAGATGTTAACGTGACAATCTGATAGCACACCTTTGTCCTGCAATTCTTTTGCCGTAATACTTCCAATAACTGGACCTAGGCTTGCATGAATACTTTCAAACTCAAACTTCTCTCTGGGTATAGTGCCTGTAAGTCCCCAGCGAATCGGCGCATTCTTTAGATTGCGTGTCAGTAAATTTTTAAGTACTTCGGCCTTTGCCTGGTGAACCTCGTCAACAATAACAGCACTAACGCCTTCTAAGAATTCTGCAAGTCCTAATACTGCACTACCGTCTTTATGTTTCTTATCTAGGATGTTTAGTGATTGCCAAGTACAAATAGTGTGTGTCTTGTTAAGCATTTTTCTGTCACCAAAGTAAACGCCTACATCAAGGCCGCAGTTGATATAGTCTTCTTCAGTTTGTTCAACGAGACTTTTGTTAGGTACAATAACAATGCTTCGGCCGTACGGCTCGACCATGTGCGATAATGTTGCTGTAGTAATTGTCTTGCCTGCGCCAGTAGCAATCTGTTGCAAGCTCTGTGGATTAGCTAGAAAGTTATTAATTGCTTCTACTTGATAGTCACGCAGAATAATTTCTGTACCTGCTACCGGATGCCCTTCTGGCCAGCACACTCCTTGGTCTGCCCAATATCGTTCTGTAACTGGAGTAAAGTTTAATTTAATAGGGTGTCTGTGATCTTGAATGTCTACAATTTCTACATTGTTCTTTTGTAAAATATCACAAACAACGTCAAGATGATTAACATAACCACTGCCGCCAATACCAAAGAACGCAACCTTGCCGTCCCAACGTCCAAGTTTGTATTGTGGCATATGCTTTGCATACGGCACTTCAAACTTAAGAGCATTTGCTAGTTTGCGACGGATGTCAACATCAAGGCCTTCAATCTTGATGTTGACTTCGTCTTCAATTATTAGTTTGCACGTTGCCATTAAATTTTCTCTATTATCTGTGTTGAACCGTATTTTTTAAACGGACTAATATCAGTGTCATAATGAATAACTAAATCTAATTCTTGTAAGTATGCATCTATTTTAGTAGAACGCATACTGCCCATTAGTATTGCTGCGTGTGGGTGCCAACTAGATTTTAACAATGTCTTTGACATCTTATTAATACTAGTATACACTATTTTAGAATTAATTGCAAGAAGATTATTAAGATTATTATCTTTAATGTATTGATTAAATTCGATATTTTCTGCAACGTCATTTTCTTTTCTGTAAAGTGTACAGAAGTCATCGTTGCTAAAAATATTTCTAAAACTATAATGCACTGTTTGTAAACTACTAAAATCAGTATCGTCGTTTAACACTATAAGCAACGGATATCTGTTTAATTCTAGCATGCTTTCTGCTAGTCGATCAAATGTGTATTCGCTACTGTTAACTAAAATATGTGGGCGAGTCCGTTTTACAATCTTCTGACTAAGTGTTGTTAGTTTATTAATACTACTGTTTAAATCATCTTCATCAAAATGTTTAATACCAAATAGTTGATCTCTATCTTTATAAATTGCTAGATTATCAATGTCCGGTTCACCGATAGACGATATCATGTAATCTATTGCTTTCGCGTGTAGATTTTGTAATTTAAGTCCATATATACCGGGAATATAATTGTTTTTATTATTATGCATCATTTCCAATAAATTGTATCTTTCCTGTAGTTCTGAATCGATTTCAAAACTTTTTTCTTTTAATTCACTTATTACTTTATATAAATTAACTTCAGTTAGATTATAATAATGTATCTTTTCAGTCTTATCGTATAATTTTCTATCTTCTATATTGTAAAGGGGTTCCAATGCTGATATTAATCGTTTATTGAATGTGAATCGAACACTGATGTATAATTGATCTTTAATTAATGCTGTACGAATCCATCGAGCTCTATCAATTTGCCTAATAGGTATACGAGTATTTTTGACTGCATCATGTATTGGATATTCCAATGCGGTAAATTGATCTGCGTAAGAAAGTAGTTTTTCTTTTACTACTTCATACTGTCTATCAGTTAACCCGACTCCTTTGTACACTTGCCGTGCAATACTATTGAGTATAGTACGATCACTAGACTGCATTGTGAAGGTGTTGTTCCCGGCAAGTCCAGTCAGTAACTCAAGATATGATTCTATTGTTTTCTCAGTCATACTAGTAGTATAACGTATTACAGCTTATCTGTCAAGAGGTTAAGTGGTATTCCTTGTGATATTTCTTGCACTGTCCATTCAGTATGAGCATAGTCATTGAGCCATTGTTGTCTGTTGGGCATTAGAGGTGCTTCTATATCGTGCATGAAGTCTATGTCATTACCGGCGTCATACGCTAGCGATGCGGGCCCTACAAACGCTGGAACGCCGTTGAGTATACTGTGTATGCCCGGATTACTACTGTAGCTTACAACAGCGTGTACGCGGTCAAATTGCATGTCGTAGTCGTCATATGTGCCGTTTAACTTTACAGGGTTCTGTCTATAGACATTTTTAAATTCGTTTTCAATATGCGGTAAGGAACAACGAGGATGTGGCCGGAATAGTATAGGACGGTCAGTATGTGCTCTTATAGCATCTATTGTATTCATTACCCATTTGCTCATACTTGGCATCTTCTGCCACTGCAAGCTCTTGTCATGCTGTCCGCAAATAAGAATAAACTCTCCGTCTGTGCGCCAATGCGTTAACGACAGGCCCAATAAACGATGGCGATCATCATTATTACCACAGGGCCCAAAGTAAGCATCTCTATTAATCCCATTGAGTCCTACCTTCCATGTTGTGCCTCTATTTATTCCGCCAACTTCTAAAACTATAGTCGGTTTAGCGTTGGCGGTGTTTCTCTCCCAGATAGCTTTGTTAGCAGCCATTCTTCCGCTAAACAGTACGCTCCAAATAACATCAACGTCGGCGTCATCGCTATTATCGACACAAGTAAAACCAAGGGAGTGACAACCCAATCTAAAAGCATCAAAGATAGGTTTGCTATTAAGTGCGCCATATTGTGTCCATAAACTAAATTTCATCGTGTAAATACCATATAATATATTTAACAAGGATTAGCGCATGTCAAGCATAACTGTGGTTACAACATTTCATCCAGCAGGATTAGTAAAATACGGACAAAGATTTTTAGATAGTTTTGCAGCTAGAGTTGACAAGCGTATCAAACTATTTGTGTATGCAGAAGATTGTGATCCAGTTAATCCAGATCCAACTCGTATTGTAATTCTTGATGCAAAAAAAGCATTACCAAAACTAAATGCGTTTAAGGCCAAGTGGGACAACGTTCCTAAAGCCAATGGCGACATTAGCAAGGACCCTGTACGTAGTTTACGCAAGGACAGTAACAAGGCGTTTAAATGGGATGCTGTACGCTTTGCTAATAAGACATATGCTGTGTATGACGCTTGTATACGCTCTAAGGGGTGGTGTGTGTGGATGGATGCTGATACCTTTGTGCATAGCGATTGGAGCTACGAACAGTTTAGTGAGCTGTTACCTAACAATGCTTACATCACGTATGTTGGTAGAGGTAAAGGATCACAGACTTGGCCAGAGTGTGGCTTCTACGGTATGAACCTAAATCATCCTGTGTGTCACAGTTTCTTAGAAGACTTTGAACGTATGTACGAAGATGCAGACAACGGTATCTTTACACTAGACGAATGGCACGACAGTTATGTGTTTGGCGAACTACTAAAGAAGTATAGCGAATTTCCGTCACACGACTACTCAGCTGAAATGTATTTGCGTGAAGCAAAGACAGGAGGTGGCGGACATCCTTTAATCAATGGACCACTAGGTAAATGGATTGACCATATGAAGGGCGGACGTAAAGACCAAGGCAAGAGTGACAGAAAAGATATCATGGTAAATAGAACTGAAGATTATTGGAGATTAAAATGAAATCATTTATTTTTGATGTAATGAAAGATGTTATCGGTAATAGCACGCCTGCATTTATTGGTGAAATTGGAACCCACAAAGGTGCCACTGCAACTCAATTTATCGATCTTTTATCACCCAGGGTAGATAATATTTTGTATTACGGGTATGATGTATTTGACGACAAGGTAGGAAATTTAGAGTTTCATAGAGCTGAAAGAAACGGCAAAGGTGGCGTTACTCAACTAACAGCAGAAACAACACTTAATAAACTTAAAGCACGTCACAATAATTTAGAATATAAACTACATAGAGGGTATACAACTACTACGTTAATTAAACCTGTTGTATTTGATTTTATCTATATCGACGGCGGCCATAGTTACGAAACAGTAAAGCACGATTATTCAATGGTTAAAGAAAGCAAATTAATTGTATTTGATGATTTAAATTTACCGGGAGTAAAACAATTTATTGATGAATTAATTAGAGACGGAGTTGATGTCGAAATAGTTAATACTGTTGTTTCAAAACACATCTGGGGTGTTATTAGGAATTAATAAACTGACGCATATGTGCCCAGGCACTTCCGTTAGCTAGTTCTTCAAATTTCCAATGAAACATTGATATTCTTTCAGCCCAATGTTGCCTATCATATAGGATAGGAGTTTCAATTTTTTCTATATCATTTGCAATTTCAGAACATTGACTTTTGTCTTTATCTGCAACAAATATAGGAATACCTTCTATTGCAGCAGCTACAACTGGGCTTGAATTATAATTTATTGCTGCCCAACAATTTTTTAAATCATCTATTATTGATCGATTATTAGATAACCTAATGGTGTTAGATAACGGTAATCTGCATTTAGGATTACCAGGAGTTAATAGTAGTTTACTTTGTTTATCTCCAGGATGTAATCTTATAACAATAGGACGATCAGTATACTGTCTTATTTTTGTTATTGTTTCAATAGCCCAGTCTTGAATATTAACGTTTCCCATACTCCAGCCGCCGTTTCGTTGTAAGCAAAGAAGTATGTGATTACCCGTGGTCCTATAATCCTTTAACGATATATTTAAATCTTGTTGTATTTGTTTCCAGCGGCTAGAATCTATTTCTGTATCACAGTATATGCCAGTATTAGGAAATACACCATTAAAACTATATCTTAGATAATGGTGTGGGTGATTTGTAGTGTTAGCATATAAAAATAAATTACTGTCTGCTGTAATAACATATTTGTTATTTTTTAATTGATTATCAATTACAGTTCTTCTTAGCTTAAGATGCGGAGAAGAACTAACATTGTGCCCCAACCAGCCTTGTATAATACCAACATCAGACATTGCATAGTTATGTGTGTTTACATCTATTGCATTGTCTCCGGCAGCTGTTACTCCTAAAGAAAACAATCTCAATATGTCTACTTTTTCTTGACTTTTAGAGTTTGGAATAGACTTATGATAACACGCTACATTTTTCATTGCTCTGCTAGTATTCGATCTATTGAACTTTTTAAATGGTCCCAACATCTACCAGATTCCATTTCTTCGGGTGTCCATTGGCAATATGCTAAATTGCTAAGCCATTGCTGTACATGATTATCAGCAGCTAGATTTAAATTTTCAATATTGCTTAACTTACGTTCTGCTATATTCCAAGCAAAATTTCCTTCGTCACATGCTATAACAGGGATACCTCTTACTACTGCATCAATTGATAATCCGCTAGTGTATGCAACTATACAATACGCATCTAGTATCTGATCTTCCCACGGTACTTCTCTACCGTTAACAAAAGAAATATTTTTATAATTTCCAAATAGAAAGTACCTAAATAGTTCTTCATGATTGCTCCATCCCTTTTCGCTAACTCCTGGATGTGTTCGTATTTCTATTGGTCTATCTGTATACTGTCTAAGAGTGTGTACAGTATCTTTGCACCATTGATTAATATCATTATTTCTTAAACTAGCATCGCCACCGAGTTGTAAAGCAATTACAATTTTATTACCGTTACTTTTATTCCATCCATTATAATTAATTCCTAGGGCTGCTAGACGATCGTTTGGATAATCTATATCTTCTCCAAAAGTAGCAGCACAATTTAAAAAACCATTTATTCCTACTCGTTGATGTTTATTAGGTTGAAATACTTTACGACCTAATAACGGTGTTTCGATACAAATAAAACAGTTAGAGTGTTCGACAATACTTGTTCTAATTATGTGATGAATATTTGATCGATCCGGTTTCCAACTTCCAAACATAACTGCTACATTACACTTGGTATATTTTTCATCATAAGAATAATCAACTCCGTCTTTACTATTACGTTTGCTTATCCTAGACATAAAATTATTTTCTTGTTTGTTTTCTGCTTTAACTTTAATACCGTCGTGCATTGCTCGGAGAATTTCTCTTTCGTGATTATGACCTGCGGTCATCATAAAAACTTTAACTTTCATGTAATATTCTCCAAGCTGTGTTATTCTTCATTTCGTCATTGTGAAATTGTCCGTAAGCTAAATGACAAGCCCATTTATATATTTTATCTTTATCTTGGTGTGTCGGAGTCTCAATCAGACTTAGATCTTTGTTGCACACAGGGTCTGCTGCTGTAGGTGCAAGCGTAAAAGCCGGAACACCATATAGTACACTTTCAACTGCTGCTATACTCTGATAGGTTACAAGGGCATGGCAGTCAGTTAAATCTTCAAATATAGTACGTGTAATGCGTTGCTGTCTCGGTTGTTTATCACGTACAAGAATAGGCCTGTCTGTATGTTTCTTAATTTCTGCAACCGTTTCATTAACCCAATGACTTCTATCTATGCCATAAAACATGCAGGGCTTTTCACTAGGCGTAACTAGTAAAATATGTTTACCTTGCTTGCGATGTTCTATTGGATAGTCTAACCGTTTCCATCTGTCATCAGATCGATTAATTATCTCGTTATGCTGCACGTCGTTCTTAACTATGCGATGCCAAACTTTCCAACCCTGAGGATTAGCTTTAGATTTATAGTTTCCTACATAACCACTGTCCATATAGTAGAAGGGGTGGTTATTTTTCCAACACCACTGTATAAGTTTACGTTTGCCCATACTACGAATTAATATTGGACTATCACCAAAATTGTAATTGTAATCGTGTATAGGTAAGTTTGCACCTTGTGCAAACATGTTAACATATTCGTCAGTTAAGTTTTTACTTAGACAGATCATTTATAAAACTCTACGTGTAAGTGTTTACTGTTATCCCCGTTAAAAGATTTATAATTAACAAAATTCTTTTTTGTTACTAGTTTTTCCATACTATAAGTATCATAGCCGCTTTTATGAACGTCCCAAACATCATTAAAGTCTCCACGTTGCCCGCCGTATATATTCTTTGCAGCCCGCGGATCTCCACTAATCCACTGATTTACATGAAGCAACATATTTGGTAACATCATTTCAATCCTACCGCCTGGCTTAAGAATTTTATGCCATACTTCTAAAAGATATTCACCTTGGACAAACGTAAGATGCTCAAAGAAATGTCTTGAAAATATTTCTTCTACTGAGTTTTCATCAACTAGTTTATTAATTTCCCATGCTGTACACACAAAGTCAATACCAGGAAGATCTCTAATATCCTGCTGTAAGAAATCTGTCTTAGTTGGAGTTTCTCCTCCACCAAATTCAATTTTCATATGTGCATTCTAAATTTGTTTTTACCTGCGTCTTTAGCCATTCATCATATCCTGTAGTTCATCTTTCCACAACAGATGATGCTCGCAATTACGATAGTTTTCAAACCACGGTCCGCCTTCGGTGTAGTGCAGTGCTTTAGGAGTACCTTCTTTATACCAACCTGCAAGATAGTTCCACTCATATGGCAGTTCGCCAATTTCTTCATCTTTGAGCCAACTAAAGCGATGTAAGTATGCTCCATTAATTTCTGGACTGTTAACTAAATCTTGATCTAATATCTTATTGCTAGGATGACTGCAATTAAACATCATTACACTTGACCAATTTTTACGTGGATAAACAGTTTGTGTTTGTCCGTCCATCTTTGTGCCTTCGGCTGGAGTGTAGTCGTGTTTAACACACATTACTGCATACCGATCATCTGCTAACTCAAATAATTCTTTAACATCGTTTAAGAAAATAATATCACTGTCACAGAATATTGCCCATCCTTGGAAGTTCATAAGTTCTGGTACTAGGTATCGAGTAAATGTAAATTCAGTACTTGCAAGTTTATCGTTTGGTCTAGTATACCATCCAGCATTTCGTAAATCTTTTTGTACCAACGGTCGAACAACTATATCCTTGTTTCGACGTATAATACTATGCTTACATACTTGGTATGCAATATCTTCTCTAGTGTCGTAACCTACAAATACTTTCATTAACCTCTTCTTTCTATATCTTCTTCAATGCACTCGTCGCCCCATTGTATTTCAAGGATGTGTGCATTTTCTGTGCCAGTGTTAGATGCTAAGTGCCAAACTTCTTTGCCAATTTCATATGGCGTTCCGTGTGGCTTTAATTTTAGATTAGATACGTTTCCGTTCCACTCAGTTTGCATGTCAACTACACCTTCTAGTATCATCCACTGCTCTGAACGTTTAAAATGTTTTTGATCGCTTAGTGATTTGCCTGGATAAATTACAAGTTCTTTTACTTTGTAACCGTGTGCAGGGTTGTGATCTAGCACACGCCAGTAACCCCATTGCCGTTCAGTCTTTTGTGTTTTCCATTCGTCTAGTATCCAACTGCTACTGTTGGCTTTGTTTTCACCGCCTATACCAAACGCAAACTCTACATCTGATCTATCACCGTATGAAGCATATTCGGGTGTTGTAGTGTTTGTTCTATCGCCGCCGTTGGCAAACACAACACCCCAATTACTTCCTTTAGTTGTTAGTACCTGAATAATTGCTGCACATGAACTATTATCATCGTCGTTAAATCCAATAACTTCATCGACTACTGCAAGTTCTTTAATGATTGCTGCACGTTCTTCAAAGGGCATAAACGGTCTACCCTTCTTACGAGTAAGCCAATCGTCTGAATTTAGACCAACAACTAAATGATCACCTAATTCCTTTGCTGCTTTGAAATAGGCAATGTGCCCACTGTGTAAAGGGTCAAATCCTCCGGTGACTAAAACTACTTTGCTCATGCAAGTATTTACAAACTTGCATCTTCCATTCCGGCAACTCTGAGTTTAACTACGTTAGTAATTTGCCATTGCTTTTGATCAAGTGCTTTAAGAACACCTAGCCATTTATTACGTAGTAGTGCAAACTCGTTAATGATCTTTTCGTAGTCAACAACATCTGCCTCACCGTCAACGTATTTTTCAACGTCACGACTTGACAGAGCTCGTTGATAGTTCTCAAGATATTTCTTAAAATACGAGCTACGCAACCTACGTAGCTCGATATTTAAATAGTTGAGGATAGCTTCAATCTCTTGAAGTTGATTAAAGCGTTGTTCAACAATGCCTGGCATTTCAGCCGCAGCACGTTCTACATTACCTTTGAGTTTTACCTCTTGTCTTGCAGATATCATTTCGCTTTCATAATGCGATACTGCATCAGGAATTTTAGAAATGTCACGCGATACGGTTGAGTACCAGCCCATTATTAATCCTCATCTTCCCACGAATCGTCATCAGCAAAATTTTCTTCATCAATGTCTAAGAAGTAATTAATTGCTCCATCTAGCACTGCGTCAGATCCTAATGCACTTGTTAGTACGTCATCAGCTACACCGTAGTCTGCTACTAAATCAATAAATCGCTCGGCTGCAATTTCTTGATTCTTCTTATCGACGTACTCTTTAAATAAAGTCCATACTTCTACAATTTGACTTTCATCCATGAATTATTCCTCGTAAGTTTCTTCAATTAAATCAGTTGTATCGCTTTCAACAACATCACCGGTATTTACCACTACTGCTGTTTTTTCATTATACTCTGACATAATCATATCTAACTTAGGACCATTCCATTGCTTACGATAATCAAGATGCTCGACTCCTGCTAAGTCAATATACTTGAGACGATTGCCTTGCTTAACTAGCAAGCCTTTCTTCTCAAACAATTCAACTAGACCACTATACGGATTCATACCAGTTTCATAAGGAATCTTAACCTGTACACCTTCGAAAGGTTTTGAATAGCGTGTTTTCATTACTTTACAGCCAGCACGGATACCCATAACTTCTGTAATCTTATTGCCGTCTTCATCTTCTTTTAACTTCATCTTCTTCATTGCAACAACAATACTTGATGCATAGATAAAGCCACTACCGCCCGAGATCTTGTCATCTGGGTCAAACATATCTTGTGAAGCATATGTGTGGTTAGTACAAACTAAGCCTACATTGTAGCTACCAATCATGTTTACAGTGTTACGAACTAATGAAGTTAGTGCTTTAGGCTTACGACCCATATCACCCTTCATATCACCCTTTTGGAACTGATCAACATCAGTAGGTGTTAGCAACATACCCAAGCTGTCAATTACAAACAATACTTTAGGACGATCTTCTTCGTTCATTGCTTTATAGTCGATCATGAAAGTTGATATAGTTTTTGCTACATCATCAATCATTGCCATATTAAGTTTAAGCAATTTGTCTTCGCCTGTCTGCACACCTAGTGCATGCAACCAGCTTTCGTCAAGTGCATTCTCTGAGTCAATTAGTACTACAAAGATACCTTGATCCTGTGCGTCTTTTACAATGTTACCTGAACAGAAATAACTCTTACCTGCTCCTGATTCACCTGCAAACACAGTAACCTTACCTAGTGGAACACCTTTGTGAAAGTCTCCTGAGATAAGAAAGTTTAGTGCGTATGATCCTGTTGAAATCCAATCAGTAGGATCGTTAAATCCAGCACTCACGCCTGAGATACTTTTAGTCAAGTCCTTGCGGAACTTACTAACATCAAATGATTTAGCCATGTTTTCTCCTAATAAGCCGAAACATAGAGCAACTATAAAGGGTTGCTCTTTAGCAAAGCAACCCTTTTAGCTTTCTCTATTACTGTTGTTGTTGACGTGAGCGGATCATTGCAAGAATGTCGCTTGCGCCGCCTGTCGCTGCTGGTGCTGCTTCTGCTACTGGAGCAGGTGCTGCTTGTGCTACTTCTTCATTGCTTTGGAAAGGAATGTTGTTAGCTACTGGAGCAGGTGCTGCTTGTGCTACTGGAGCACTTTGGCTAGTTGCAGTTGCACCTGCACTTGCGGCTTTCATCGGATCGCCTGTACGAGCTTGCATACCGCTTGGACGGAAGTATTGGCTCCAACGATCTGCATCATATGCTTCACCATCTACTGATGCTTCAAACATTTCTTTCATCACTTTAATAGCGACTTCATCTGGCTTCTTAGGAAGGAAGTCATTCATGTTATACAATCCATGAGTCTGAACTGCTAACATTTCTGCATCACTCAGCGGACGCTCGCGACGTGCCCAATTACTTGTGCCGTAGTCTGCATAACCACCTTTAGATGTTTTGTTAAGACGGAAGTCTACACCAGCAGTATAATCTGTTGGTAATTCTTCCATATCCGGATCCATCAATGCTGCTTTAATAATCTGAAACACTTGAGGACCAATAATGAATCGACGAATCGGATTCTCTGGCTTTTCTTCTTGCAACGGATTCTCTGTTACAAAACCTTGGAAAATGTATGAACGCTTTTTCCAGTACTTACGACCCATATCTTCCAATGATGCGTCTTTAAACCAGCCGCGTACTTCTTGTAGAATGCCGCATGATTCGCCATACATTTCCATACATGGAACTTGTACTTGTACAGGGCGTGAATCAGTTTCGCCCTTAACTCCTGCGAATGGAAGTTTGATAATTAAACGCTCTTTCCAGAAGAAAGTGTTTTCATTATCGCCATCTGGAAGGAAACGCATCGTTGCCGATTCGCCTTCTTTAATATTCCAAAATGGGTAAATTGCGTTATCACCGCCGCTTTGTGTGTTGTTACCACCTGTGCGTGATTCTTGCTCTTTGAGCTTTGCTCGGATTTCTGCTAATGATGCCATAGTTAATGCCTCCTATAATGTTGCCTATGTGCAGTAGCGTTATTGCTACTAGTGCCTTAAAGTGTATAGCACAGTTACTACTATACACTGGTATTTAGCAGAAGTCAAGTGATATCTGCTGAATTCTTGAAATTATTTTATATGCCTGATAGTCTACGGATACTGTTTAGTTCGTCGTCTTGTTCGACTGTTGGTTCCATCATAGTTCCAGCAGTTGGTTCGTCGAATTCAATTTCTTGTATTGCAGGACCTGCATTAAGTTCTTCGTACTTTGCTGTAATTGCTTCGATGAATGCTTTAGCGGGATTAATGTATTGTTCGCCGTAGTCTTTTTCTATTGCTGTCAATATTGCTGTTTCGCCTTTTGGAAACTGGCCTGACTCACGATCGAACATGCTAAGAACAAACTCAGTTACTGGAGTCTTTTGTTCGTTTGACTCCTTTATGCTCTCTAATAGACCTGCTGCTTGCAATGCTTTCATAGTTGCTGGACCTACATTCATTGCTGTGTCCATCTTGCCGTTTTGTATAGTAAGAAACTTAGCTGGGCTTCTTACATAGCCTTTGTTTGGAAGTATATATAGATTGCTTTGTGTATCAAGTACAGCTGGTACGCCTTTGGTTCCAGCTACATCTACTGTTGCTGATTGAAAGCCGTCGCCTAGATCTCCTCCACTGCTGCTGGTTGCTGCTTGGAAATTTTTACTTGCGGCCGGAGCACCTCCGCGAGCAGCTTTTTCACCTGCGGCAATTTTATCGCTCATAGTTGGATCGTTTTCGTCATAACCGGTATCCGGCTTGGAGCCTTGTGTACCGTCGCGTTGTATGAATATGTTAGTTCCTTGGACTCTTCCAGTCTTATCAATTGGCGTACTGTTTAGTGCTTGGAATTCGCTAACAACTTCTTCACCAAACTGTCCCATCATTTCGTCGAAGCCATCTTCCAGTTGTGATTCGTAGCTTTTAAATCCGCCGGGTGGTAAGCCGCGTGTTCCGCCACTATTCATATCGCCCATGAAGTAACCAATTTCTAGTTTCTGTCCTGGCTGTAGTGATCTTGGATCTTTGATACCGTTTAGTTTTAGAATGTCTTTTGCACCTGCTTTAGTGTCACCGTCGTAGTTGCTGTCAGCAAATCTATCAGCAATTGACCAAACAGTATCACCCGGCTTAACAACATAAGAGTCAGCAGCTTGTGTATTTCCTAAGTCTGCAGGGCGAGCTGTTGGACGAGGACTTTTATCTAGTCCTGCACTTGCACCATCAACATCTTGCGGCACTTCCATACCTGCACGGAATATTCCGCCGTCTTCTTCACCTAATATGTCAGTTGCACTAAGCTCTTTAGCTTTAGTTGCTTCGCTTACTAATTTGTAAATATAAGGAAATACATCTGACAGTTCTTCATTAAACTGTTTGATGGTTAGTTGATCAATCCAGTTTTCTTTAACATCATCAGGAACATCTTCCATTACCGCTGCTTCAAAAGAACCAAATGCTTCTGCATAGTAGTTTGGTTTTTGTAGGCTTTCGATAGTCTTTTTAACTGACTTAATACGATCGTTTACTACACTAGTATATCCGGCTAAACTTTCTGCCATTACAGCACTGCGGCCCATATAAGATTTAAACTTGCGGAGTTTATTCATCTCTTCTGATAAGCCAACAATATGTGTACCAAACTCATCAAATGGTTTGCCACCTTCTGCAACGTGACGTGCCATTGCTCTTGCACCACTTAGGTGTTTGAACGGATACATAAATCTTTCGCCGTCTGCACTTTCAATATATATCTTACCAATGCTGCGTGTGCGTCCGCCTGCAATATCAGCATTAATACTTTCGTTATGCTTAACTACTATTCTTGCACCATCAACCTTTTGATAGCTCACACGGTTTGTTCCGTACATCTTTGATTCACTCATTGTTTCTTCTCCGCGATTCTGTGCTAAAAATTTATAATCTCTTTTGTCGAGGTTTGACTTGTTTATATTACGGGTGTCAAACGTCATTAATCTTTTCTTGCTAAACTGTCTAATTTCTTTTAGAAAATTATACCAATTTTGTTTTGTAATTTCATCTTGTTCTGAAACAAAACTATCACTGTACATAATTTCAACGCTGTTTTCAGATAAACTTATACTTACTTTACCTAAGTTTGCATCACCTTCTTTGTAATCAAAATCAAAGAATCGTGCATCCGTAGGAACGTTAGTAACTTTACCTTCAGTATCACCTAAAGTGACACTCGGAAAGCGTCCACGTATTTTATTAAAAAGTTCTTCTGCTATTAGATTTAAATTTTTCATTATAATATATTTATCAATAGTTTGTGCTTATGAAGATCGGCATTGGTGCATCATAATCTTCCATATTTTCTGCTTGTGTAAATGTGTTGTAGATTCTAGGATCCCAGTCTTTTAATACCGCCATCATTCTTATTGCTAGTAGCGTGGCACTAACAAGATCATCTGTTTGGCCTGCTTTTGATTGATAACTTGATCCGGTTGCAACATAGTTTTTAAGTTCTGACAGGAACGGTTTACTGTGTATAACCATTTTATCATTTTCAATCATAGTTTTAAGTCTACTACAAGCAGTAATTTTACTGCCGTGCGTAGTGTTGAAACCTTTACGGAATTTCCTGACGTGTCCTTTTCTAATTGGTTCGCTAACAAATAGACCTGGAATGTTCTCTTCACCGAAGTCGTTTATAACGATTAGTGCTGCTTCGCCGATACCGTTGTTTTCAACACTCCAGTAAATTCCGTTCTGGTTCCCTGTTTCCTGTGCAAGATACTTACAGATATCTGCAAGCACTCTTATCTGCCCGGGAATAGCAGTTGTATTATGTTGCCACTCTGCAACTTGTTCGTAACTTGGTAATTCAAATACTTGTATAGCAGCATTATCGCCACCCGTTCCCATACTAGGATCAAGTGCTACTGCATATGTATATTGACTTGTAGGTTTCTTATACCAACGAGTTTGCCCCATATTAACTAACGGAGGCTTGCCTTCCATACTAGCAAGTTTAATACTGTTGATCAGTGTTTCGTCAAATACAAGGAATTCGCAGTCATATTCACGACGGAAGCGTTCTTCGCCAATTCGTCCTAGTTCTTCTTGTTTCCATTTCTCATCACGGTCTGGATGTTCTGTCCAATAACTACGGAAACTATGGAAACCGTTTAATCCTACTTCTTGTTCGTTGCCGTGTTCGTCAAACTTGTCTTCTGCTTGTTTCCAAATAGTAGCAAATGTATCTTCATCACTGTTTGGAGTTGATGTAAGAATAGCACGACCACCAGTTGCTAGTGTAGGAGATATTGATGTCCAAAAATCTGTAGCAACATTAGGTTGTACAAATGCAAACTCGTCACAGTATAGTAACGAGATACTCATACCACGTCCTGTGTTGCCTGTTGTAGTAGCACTAACAATACGTGAACCATTTTCAAATTCAATACTACCTTTGTTGTAGTTAGTAACACCTGCTCTAATATAGTCTGGGCATAATTCGTAGATATAACGAATACGCTGCATAATCTCTTGCGCACCTGTGTACTTGTGTGCAGCAATAAGAATAGTTTGATCTGGCGTAAACATTGCATACCAGGCTAGGTAAACAGCAGCACAGGTAGTTTTGCCTGTTTGTCTAGGTAGCATATTAATATTAAATCGGAAGTTGTGATAACTTTGTAACAAGCGTTCTTGATATTCATACGGATCAAATAATAACTTACCTTTTACTGGATGTTGTATATATGCAAACTTACGAGAAAAATACATATACCCATTAACTGGATCCATACACTTCATAAGGTCGTTAATTTGCGATTCAGAGAAAGTCTCCTTACGATTTGCTTTTTTAATTAATACGCCGTCTAGTGCTTTTGCCATACTGTATTTACTCAAAAAAATAGACCCCTAAGGGCCTATTGAGTTAGCTTCTTAGTGAGCTTTATTTTTTAGCAAGTGCTTCTTCAAGTGCTTTACGTAAGTCTGATTTAATTGCTTCAACTGCCATTGCGTTGTCGCCGTCTTGTGCTTTAGCATATGCTTTCTTAGGACGGTTAATACCACCAGCTAAGTCATTAAGCATGTAGTTAGCATCTTTGTATTCTTCGTCTGGGCTGTTGTCCCACTCTGCAACTACTGCATCATATTCGGAAGTATCTTCACTGCATGATGTTTCTTCATGTACTTCTCCACAAACGCTACAAGGTTCACTAGGACCGTCCATTTCATCGCCGCCTACCATTCCGATAAAGTCTGCCATGCTATCTTGCTTAGGTGCTGCGGCACCCATTGGCGGCATGGAAGGCATCGGTGCCATCATACTACTTACAGGTGCTGCATCTGACATACCTGCATTTTTTAGCAACTTCATTAATTCTGCAACTTGATCAGCTGTGTCAGCTGTCATAGATACATTCATTGAAGCTGACTCGTTCATTGCTTTTTTCATACTATGGTCCTTACTTTGATTTTGTTGTGTTGGTGCCGAAACTGGTTTTTCTCCTGGGAACTTTGTTGCAAGTTGCTGAGCATCACCGTATGTGCGTACACCGTCTTTATCAATGTATGGCTTAGATCTATCAATATTAAAATTGCCAGTTTGTCCGTTTGGCATAATTTGAACTTCTTTATCAGGTTTTACTACAGGTTTTACTTCTGCTTTTGCTGCTGCTTTTGCTGCTGCATCTGCTCCACCTACGCCACCTGTTGGATCTGCTTCATCTGGGTTATTGCCTGCTGGCTGTGTTGCGAAGCCTACAGTTGGATCTGCTTCATCTGGGTTATTGCCTGCTGGAGGAGTTGTTCCTGATGTATTTCCTGTTGGATCAGTTCCTGCTGCTGCTGGTGCTGCTGTTCCTGTTGCTGCTGCCGGTGCTGCGTCTGCGTTTAATTTTGCTTGCATTGCTTTAATAGTATTAGGACCAACTTGCCCGTCTACTGTTAATCCGTTTGCCTTTTGGAAATCTTGTACAGCTTTAAATACACCGTTACCGTATTTGCCATCTATGCCATTTGGGTCAAACCCTAAACGCGATAGAGCAAGTTGTATAGTTTTAACTTGGTCCATTGGCTTCTTACCGCCGGTTTGATAATCTTTCATCAAGTTTTTCGATGTAACTTGCCCCAACTTAGCAGGTAATCCACTAGTAGCTTGTCCTGGACGAACAGGCGGTTTTGCTGCTGCTTTTGCTGCTGCATCTGCTCCACCTACGCCACCAGTTGGATCTGCTTCATCTGGGTTATTGCCTGCTGGAGGAGTTGCCCCTGCGTTTGGATCTGCTTCATCTGGGTTATTGCCTGCTGGAGGAGTTGCCCCTGCGTTTGGATCTGCTTCATCTGGGTTATTGCCTGCTGGAGGAGTTGCCCCTGCGTTTGGATCTGCTTCATCTGGGTTATTGCCTGCTGGAGGAGTTGCCCCTGCGTTTGGATCTGCTTCATCTGGGTTATTGCCTGCTGGCTGTGTT